AAAGCCAGATATCTTCGGGCGCACCGGAGTTTCCTCCAGTCCTGCGGTTAATCAGATCAGATAAATCAGTTATCGCCGCCATGCCATGCCTCTTGTTCTTCTCTGTATGATTCCAGCAAAGCCGTTTCTTCTTCGGTCATCGCCACAACCATCCTGAACCCGTCTAGCGTCTTCGCCCGCACGACTGCATCGCCAATCTGCGCGACGTATTCACGCAGAGGGGTGTCATACGTAGCTGTGCCGTTTGGTATAGAAATCATGCTAGGCATTCCCATCAGTTATCGTGAACCCGGTAACTGTGAACGCCTGCCCGGTTGCAAAGTTAGTATTATCAACGGTCATGTCGCCGCCTGCGCCTGTAAGCGTAACAGTCCCCTGCGCGTGGCATGTCGTGCCGTCCGAGGCGTACAGGCGGAAGTGAGCCGCCGTGCCGTCAGCGTCTGCGCTGGTGTCTTCCCATGTGCCGCTTTTCGCTTTGGAACCGCCCGAGGCCGCCGCCATGTAATCTGAGGGGAGGTTCAGCGTTGCCAGTGCCGTGCCGCTATCAGCAGCGGCACAGTTCGCCGGGACTGAGCCTGTACGGATCTTAAGAATCGCGCCAGCCCCGATTGCGGTTTCGATAGCATCAAGCCGCGCGTTGCGTACCGTTGTCGAGAATTGCAAAGTCATCTGTTAGGCTCCTGTCAGTCTGTTAAAAAGTAAATCGTGTTATTATCCGGCGCAGGCAAAGCGTCATACTCGGCCTGCGTTATTACCTCCAAGCGCAGGGCGGACTCGCTTTGCAGCCCACGCGGCAGGCCAATGAAACCGCCGCCGCTTTCGCCTTTCTCGCCGCGCTCTGCAAAGACCTCAGCCCCTGCCTGCTGCGGGGTTGCCCCTGCGCCTGCGCGTTTAAAAATCCATGCCCCGCCATCGTACCGGACCACATCATACGGCCCGTAAGCCATGCCGGGCACGAACTGGCCGCGCCAGTTAAAGCCCTGCCCATCCTTGCCGTCGACACCATCGCGCCCATCGCGGCCCGGCTTACCCTGTTCCCCGCGCTGCCCCGGCGCACCATCCTTGCCCGGCGCACCCCTGCCGCCCGGCAAGCCTTGCGGCCCCCGTTCGCCCGGCGGACCTGCAAGCGGCGCAATCCCTAGCGCGCGTTCCGCTGCAGCTTTAGCATCGGCAGCGACTTGCTCGGCACGGCGTACAGCTTGCGCCAACCTAACAAGCGGGCGCTCTTGATCATGCTGGGCCATCCCCGCCCCCTAAGATTTCCTCAAGGGTTGCATCAAGCTCAGCCTCTTGCTGCAATGTAACCTTGTCCAGCTTGCGCCGGATATAATCGCTCATGCGCCCGCGCGTGGGCTTCTCCTCGCCCGGCTCCGGTTCCGGCTCGTCCTCATCATCGCCATCCATAGCAGGCCCGGCGTTATGCCCGATGCCCGGCGCGGCTTCGACGCCATCGGTATCGTATTTAAGCCCAAGCTCGTCGGCGCGTTCTTTGTCTTCGGCGTTCTGTTCATCGATCTCGACCACGTCCTTGCCCTGCTCAGCCAATACGCTGACGCGGGAATTGAGGCCGCCCTTGATCTCTTCCTTGATGGCAGCAACCTCCTGCTGCGGGTTGACATACCGCCAGCCCGGTGCCCGCCATTCGACGCGCGACCATGCCGCACGGTTGGCAGCAAAGCCCGGCGCTGTAAGCGCGCCGCTAAGCACTGCGGTTTCCAGCCATACCTCCCAGACCCGCTGACAAAGCTGGTGGGCGATAAGGCGCTGCAGGCGGCGTGCGCGGCGTTGGAACTCGTTTAGCCCGGCGCGGATCGAGCTGAAGTTTACGCCTGTAAGATCGCCCGTAAGCTGCTCGTAAGTTATGCCTATGGCGGAGGCCACGGCACGGAGCTGGGTTTTGATATGCGGTTCATAGCTGGCATCAGCAGCGGGCGGGTTGCTGAATTTAAGCTCCTCGCCCGGCTCCAGCGTAAGGATCGTCCCCGGCTCAATATTCGCCCAGTTCACATTTTGCTGGTCATCCAGCCCTTCCTCTTCGTCCAGCAGGTCGTCATCGACCGCCGGGCTTTCGATTGAGCCGACAAACATCGACGCGATCTTTTTCTTTTTAAGCTCCGCATCCTCGTACTCATGCAGATCATATAGCCGCTTAATTACAGCGGTCAGGCGCGGCGTGCCCCGGATCTGGCCGGGGCGGGTCGGTTCATAGAGGTGGATGATTTCTTCGGCGGGTATACGCTTCAGCAGCTCGCCATTAAATTGCTGGTGCTGCGCGCTCTCGCCGGGGTGTTCCGGGTACATATGGTAAGCTACGCGCCTGCCAAGTTTATCGAACTCGATCCCGGCGATGATCTTGTTACCATTAGCGGCATCCGCCGTATGCTCAATCGGGCAATGGTCGGCCTCGATGATCTGGACCTGCAGCGGCACTGGCAAGCCGTCATCTGTACGGCGCGGGCGCATGCGTATAAACACCTCGCCGCTTTCAAACAAGCTGCGCGCGGCAAGCCCCACCAGCAAGTCCCATGACAGGACGCCAGCGGCATCGGCTTGGATACCCCAGTCAGCCCAAAGCCTGCGGGCATCGCGGCGGAAATTCTTATCAGCGGCTCGGCTGATCGGCATGATGCCTGGATCGGTAATATTGGCAACCAGCGAGTCCAGCGCGCTAACGCACCAAGGATTATTACGGGCAAGGTCGCGGCTGCGGGCACGCATAATGCTAAGGCCGCCCAGCAAGGCGCTATTGGCACCGGAGCCGCTTGCAAACCATTTATAAAACGCGCGGCCACGGCTTGCTGCCTGATAGGCTTCTCCGCTGCGTTTACCCAAACCGCCCAGCAATGTGCGGCGCAAAGTCTTAAGCATCAATCCCCCCGGCTGGTGTAAATTCTGATCTGCCTGCGGCGGGTGCTGCCCCCTTGGCGGTTGATCTCGGCGTTGATCGCGCGAATCGCTTCGCGCAGTTCATCGACGGTCCGGTTCTCCACAGACTTGTCGCCGTGCCGCACCGATTTCGCGCTGGATAATGCGCGGATCAGATCGGCCTTCTGTTGATTCAATTCATCGAGTGTTGCCATTCATCGCCTCGCGCATTATCCCGTTTTATTTTTATATACTTTGCTTGCGCTGGCAAGGGGCAAATACCGTCCGGCGGCAGTTATGCCGCATTGTGGCAATATGTTAACCCATGCCGCCCATGACGCGGCGGCCTTTGCGCTTGCGTACCGGGCGCGGCTTCTCAGGCTCAGGCGGCGGGGCCGGGGGCGCTTCAGCAGCCGGGGCCGGGGCTGCCTTCGGTTTCTTAGGCGCGGCCTTCTCCGCCTTGGTTTCAAGCTTTAGGCCCATAAGCTTCAGCCCCTCCAGCGCCGCCAGCGCATAGGCCCGCATATCAAGCGCCTCGTTGCGGACATGCCCCGGCTTAAGCTGCCAAGCCCGCACAGGCATCCCGCGCTTGTAACTGGTGCTGACCTCTTCGCTGGTGAGCTGGTCGAAATGGTTGACATCGTATGACAAATTGAAATTGCAGTAGCCCGCCGCCGTTGGCTCCGTAACCCGCAGCCGCGCGTAAACCACTTCCTTGGCGCTATCGACGCCCACGTTCCAGAACGGCAGCCGGGTCTTTTCCCGCTTGCCCGGCTTCTTAGGCCAGATCGGTTTGCCCTCGCCAGCCACGCCGCGTATAGCCCAGACCCTGCGGCCCCAGCGGTCGCGGCAGAAATTGGCGACGGTTTGCGTAAGGTACTGGGAATCGATACAGGCCGCCTTGATCTTGAGCGGCGCACCGCCCTCATACGGGTAGTCCCGCAGCAGCAGCTCATCCAGCTCGCGCCATACCAGCGGCCCCGTGGTGTCGCCATAAATAACGGTCTTGCCCATGCCCCAGCTCTGATCGTTAGCACCCCAGCCGACCACCTCGACCTCGATGCGGTCCTGCTGGATATCAGCCCCGGCGGTCAGCACCCGCACTGATGCCGGGACCACCTCGCCGTAATCAACCCGGCGCTGCAGCAGCTCGTTGTCATCGACGCGCTCGCCTTGCTCCTCCCATGTTTCGCCCAGCACGGTATTGGTCCAGACCTTAAGCGTCTGCCGCCCGCTGCGTTTGGCCTCCAGAAATTCCCGCACGCATTCCGCCAGCGTAACCCATGGGCTTATGAGCTGGTTTAGATGGAACCCGGCTACGCCCCTGAACTCGGCAGTCGCAACCCAGCGCCCTTCGCGCGAGGCCTTCCAGCGTTTGATATCATTCCAAAGCGAGCCGCAGTTCTCGCACATGTATTCCGCAGTGGCAGGGTCGTGATCGCGCCATTTAACGCCCGCCCATTTCAATTGCTGTTCGTGCTGGCAGTCCGGGCAAGTACACATCCGCACCCGCTTATCGCTGCCCTCATACAATTTCTCGATGCGGCTGTGCCCTTTGACCGTAGGCGTGCTGACGAAAATCTTTTTGCGATTCCAGAACGTGGTCGTCCGTTTCACCGCCAGCATAAGCGGGTCGCCCTCAGCGCCTGCGCTTGCCGGGTAACGGTCGATCTCGTCAGCCAGTACGATACGGATCGGGCGCGATGCCAGCGCGGCAGGCGCGTTAGCCCCCACCATTGTCACATGGCCGCCGGGGAAAGCTTTGTGCAGAATCTTCTGTTTAGCGTCCCGGCTTTTCGGATCGCCTACCTTTGCAGCAAGAACAGGCGTATCGCGGAGCATCGGCGCAATACGGTCCTTGCTAAAAGCCTCCGCCATTTCCTTTGTAGGCTGCAGGATAAGCATCGGGCCGGGGTCTTGATCGATCACGTAGCCCGCAATGTTCAGCAATAGTTCGCTTTTGCCCACCTGACTGGATGCCATGACTACGCAGGTATCGACGGCGGGGTCGTTAAACGTATCCATGATCTCGCGCGCGTACTCAGCACGCGCGGTTATCCAGCGGCCCGGCTCCGCGCTGGCCTCCGGTGATAGCATGCGGAACTCGTCAGCCCATTCAGATACCAGCAGGCGCGGCGGCGGCTCAAATACGCTAAGGGCTGCAGCAAGCGCGCCCTCGACGCTTTGCCGCATCACGCGCTCGCGCTCCTCGCGTTCGCGTTCCCATAGCTCGTCGATCAATTCCTGATAGGCGTTTGTTTCTGCGGCGCTGAAAAGATCATATTCGTCCGGCCCCGCCGGGTCATCGCTACGCACTGCCCTCGCCCTCCACAGGGCCGACCTCGATCTGGGCTGCAGCAAGCTCGCGCAAGGCGTCATGGATATGGTCTTCGATCACGCCCTTGGCCTCAGCCGGGGTCATGCCCGCCACCATCGCCGCCAGCTTTGTCGGGATCGATAGCAGCCGCGAGCGCGACCGCATAACCGCAGCCTCAAGCCCGGCGCGCATCATTGCCACCGGGGCCAGCTCGCCGCGCCGCAAAGCCACGTTCATTTCAGCAAGCTCGGCCTGCGCCATCTCTTTGCGCATTTTTGGATCGCGCACCCGCGCCTCAGACTCGCCTTGCGCCTGCATGACCGCCCATTGCACCATCCACCAGATGGCCGGGCCTGTTTCGATCTGCCATGACGTCCCCTTGTCGCCGCGCGCGGCTACAGGCATGCCGTTCGTAATGCACTCCCGGACATAGTTCTCGGTACGGCCAATCAGCCGCGCGAACTCGCCCAGCCCTAATGTCTGCCCTGCCTTTACCCTGTGATTTTGCTGTACCGCCATTACGCGCGCGCCCCCCGCCGCCAGTTTATGGCTGGCTTTGCTGCTGCGGGACCAAGCCCCGCGCCCTGTCGCTTTGGGTTTCCAAACGGTCCATCCTGCGCTCGGCGTTCTGCAAACGGTAGCCTACACA